ATTGGTAAAATAAAAAGCTCCAAATCCACCACCATTTATTGTAGCATCACTAGCATCTTTTAAATTCTGTGTAGTATCTGGTATGTATTCTGATAAATTAGTAGAGCCATCATTTGATTCTATGTGAGCATAGAACCCACCAGATGTTTTTATTTTACCAATAGCATCAATAGAAAAATTGTTTATATAACTAGATTCATTTTCAGCTATATCTCTAGGGTCACGTTTTGTATTCATACCACCTGAAAAATCACGTATGATTAGCTTTTGCTTTGCCACTACGTTATCCCCTTATTTCTACGTGAACTAAATCATCAAATGAGTTATCTTTGATTTCACCATCGCTATCCCAGTCTCCGCCCCAACGTATATCAACACCCATTTGTTGTCCTATACCACGAACCATTCCACCCATATAATGAAACCTCTCTCTATCTTCCCAATCTATTGGGTAGGGAGCTAAGTCAACTGCCTTTCCTTCTAAGTGTTTACTGTACTTTGTCTTTGACTTTCCTTGAGCTACCAGTTCTGCCTGTCTAGCCTCTGTTCTCAAGCCCTCAATAATGGTAACATCCATTATCTTTATCAGCTCATTCAGAACATTTACGAGTTCTGGCTTAACTCCCTTTAGTCTTTGCTTTGACCTTCTTCCAAATCTAGGCATTAAAACTTCCAAACCATTTTAACTACAGCCATCATTACATCCATACATTCTTTTGCAATAGCTTGTTGTTCAGCTTTGGTAATCTTTCCGTCTTTAGAAGCTTCGTGATACCTAGCAGCAACTTCTTTTAATTCTTTTACAACAATGCGATATTTAGTAGCTACCATTGTGCCTACTGCACCAAGTATCACTACCATTAAATAAGCAAAGTTTTCCCAATTCATCCAATCCATATTATTTCTCCTTTAGTATTTGTTTTATTTCTGCAATGTCCTGCATCATTACGTCTAGTTTGTAAGTTATTAATTCTCTATCAGCAGTTACTTCTCTTGTATCTGCTTTTGTTTCTAATTCTTTACGTATCATATCTACATCATACTTCATAAAACCAAATGCTAAAATAACGGAACATATTAACGTAACAATCGTTAAAATATTTTCAATAGATATATTTGTATTTAGTTTCATTTCTTTTTTCTTCTAGTGGTTTTCTTTTTACCACCCCTAATTAAATCTTTATCTGCTTTCCTAGCACCACCCTTACCTGTTGCAAAACTACGTACACGACCAGCCGCCCATTGATGCGCAGATACTCCGGGCCTAGAGCCACTTGAGTAATAAGCACCTAATCCACGTGAATATACTTTTGATAACGTAGACTTTGATATGCCAGAACTTTTAGCGTACTTAGATAGTACGGCAGCTTTACTTCCGCCTGACTTTCTTTTTGCTGGTTTTCTTTTTGCGACTTTTTTTCTTGGCACTTTGACTCCTTTGCTTTGATATTTTATTCATCATAGCTGGTGTTAATTTACCAGCCTTGTATAATTTTCTTGTCCTAATTATTTCTGATTCAGTTTTACGTTTATTTTTAGAACCCTTTACGTATTTTTTAGGAACTCCACGTTTAGTCTTAGCTACTTTTTTAAATTTTCTAGCCATTATTATTTTTTATGCTTTGCTTGAACCTTAAAAGATGCCATTAAACTAGCTCCCTTATGGGGCTTGTATCCACCTTTAGGATTCTTCATAAGTTTAACACTTTTTCCAGATTTCATCCAATGATATCCTTTTGGGGCTTTTACTTTCTTATTCATATACTACCACTTGACTTTATGTGACCAGTAACGGGCTGACAACTTACTAGGATTTCTATCCTGTGCATTGTGTCTTGCGTAATAAGACTTACGTCTTGCTTTGTCTTTTTTTGATTTAGGATTTTTACCAGCACCACGTACACCTTGCTGACCAAAACGTATTAATTTAGTTTTGTCTCCTACTTTAGCTACTACTACGTGTGATTTTTTAGGGTGGCTAGGTGTACGTTTAGGTTTATTATAACCTGATACACCAGCACGTGTAAGTTTTGGGTCACGTTTTTTTCTTTTAGTGTTTGCCATTTAATCTACTTATCACTCCTTTTATTTCAGATACTTGATTATCTAAATCATTTATTTCTTTTGTTAAATCATCAAACTTTCTATCTATTCTTTCATCAGATTTATTCCATCTGTCTATTAATTTTATCACCATTCCTTCCATATTTTCAAGTGTTTCGCTCTGACCTTTATTTTCTATCTTTAGTTCCTCTATTGCTTGTGCTTGTTGGCTTCCTCTTTTGTTCATAGAGAAGACCATATAAACTAATAAAGCTCCTACGACACCTATCATACCCGCTTCGCTGTAAATCGCTAAAAAATCCATTATTTTTTTTCTTCATCTTTCTGTGGTGCAACAACATCAAAAGCCTTACAATCATCACAAACACTATGAAATGCTTGCTGAATTGGCTTATCACATTCTATGCAATGAAAAGGCATTGGCACTATCGAACCCTTCGTAGTTCTCTGTTAATAAAATATGTATGTTCAACATCATCTAATTCAACATTTATATCTTCAATCCACCATTGGATTTGATTTATCTTTTTTTCTTTTTTCTTCGTCCCCAACTTAGAGGATTTAAATTTAATTCTTTTTGATACCATTCTAATTGTTCCTGCATTTGTGCAATTTTTACTTCTTCTTCTGCTATGTGTTTACTGACAAGTTCTTCAATGTTGGTATCAGCAAGTTCCACTCTGCGCTCAAGTTCTCCAATTCTGTTTTCAATTTGCAAGTACGAATAAACAAGCCCAGCAACAAGTGCAAGAGCTTGTAAAGCCCACTTGATATTAATAGAAATAATAGCATTGTCTGAAACGACAGTTCCACGATACGACCTTGCTGTTTTAGGTTTTGCATCACTCACTTCTTTTTTACTTTTTCCCATTGTTCGTGTCTATGACACCAGTTGTCACCAACTAATATCCCACCATCAACAGTTGTTCTTATATACCAATGCTTTATACTATCTTGGTCTGTTATAATCATAAAATCTGTACTGAGTGAATCAGATGGAGATATAGCAATACCACCTATAGACCATCCACCATTACACGCACTTAAAATAAAAATAGCAAATATTACAGTTACAATAAGTATCACTTTTATTAAATCTTTTTTATCCTCACTCACAACACCATCCACCAAGCAGCCCCTACCTCTACAAATACATCTGATGCAGTATTAATAGCCCAACGTTTTTTAGTTCCATACGTTTCTTCTGTACCTTCTACGTAAACTTCAAATATTTCCCACGCAATACCTATAATAAGTACCCACAATACTGCCCATAAATCTGATGCACCTAACCACTGTGCTACCTTTGCAATAAATAAACCAGCTGCTATGTGATAAGATGTCCAACCATCTAGTGCGCCTGAACCAACTTGCCATCCGTAAAATGTTGCTAATGGATTTTTCATATTACTTCTCCTTTTTAACCTTGTAGTTCTTCTTACCCTCTGTAGGCTATGCATACTGCTGTGGAGTCTGTATGATTTAAAATACCAGAAAAATTACCATATAATATTTCACCCGGTATTAAATTAAAAAATGATGAAACATCATCACCTACGTTAGATTGTACTTTTAATTTTAAAAATTCTGTTGTACCACTACTGTCTTTACCTAATGCTTGAATTGCTATCCAAGAATGATTTGAACTACTAGGATTGGAATAATTTGTATCGTGTTCAGCTATTACGTTAAAACCGTTTTGTCCTATTAAAAGATTACTTGCTTCTTGTGATGAATATTTATATAAACTCATATTATTTCTTTATATGCTTTGCGTTAAAGTTTTCTACAATTCTTGATAGTAATTCTGCTTTAGTTTCACTATCACTATAACTAATGCTTCTCATATCGTACCACGCTTTTATTTCTGCTTTTGTATTTGATTCATCAGGGTATTCAGATTGTAACGTAGCAATACCATTTATTAATTGATGTGTACCTATTATTAATCTTCCGTGTCCATTATCATATATCTTAGCACATTCATCAACGTAATGCTCTTCTATTGTTTTAAAACTATCAGAGCGTTTTACAACTTCACCATCTACTTCTACAAAGTAATCGTAGCGAGAAGGGTAAGTCAAGGTTTCGACAGTTCCATTTGGGTATGTTTTTGTACGAGTAGCACCGGGAGTTGTGTTACGATGCAACCTAATTCGATGACCTTGACTACTCTTCCTTATAATCATAACCTACGCTTCAGCTTCCTCTTCTTCAAGTTTTTCTTCAAGGGCATCTCGAAGTTTAGCTATGAACGCATCTTTACCAACACTTAACTGGTCTAAGTTAAACTGCATTGAGTTCATCTTATTCTGTAAATCATTAATGTGATTAAGAATTGCTTTTTGTTCATCTGTCATATCCTCGATTACATACTCTTTATCATCGAAAGTTAAAACAGGCTTTTGTTCTTTTTCTTTTTTAGCCATTATTTAGCTCCTTTGTTGTTGTTATTTAGAAAGTTTTGCTTCTAATTCTTCTACTTTAGCTGATAACTCTTGAACTGCTTTAATTAATGGTGTAATCATTTTTGTTTTAGATATTCTTTGTCTACCATCATCTCCAACAGACCAACCACCAAATGTATCTACACCTTGATTATCTAATGCTTGTTTTACTTCTTGGGCAATTAAACCGTGTATCGTTTCATCGCCACCCATTGGCTCTTTATCATCAGCATTATAAGAACTCCATTCTTTTGGAAATTCACTTGGAGATTTATGTTTATATGTTACTGGTCTCAAATCGTTTATAAACTCAAGTCCCAAAGTATCATCTTCTATATCTTTTTTCTGTCTTTCGTCTGATGAATAATTCCAATCGGCATCTGTATTAAAATCATTTTCAATGTGATTTGTATCATTACCAATAAATACTGCATTATCTTTATCTGTAGCAGTTAGATTATTTCCAAGTACAACATTATTTGTATTATCTCCTGAAGCAACATCTACATTATATCCTACTAATGTATTTTCAGTTCCAGTAGAAATAGTATTTCCAGCATTTGTTCCTACCCCTACATTATCTGCACCAAGACAAACCCCTAATGCTCCATATCCGACAGCTACATTGTCATCGTCTGCATTACCACTAAGAGATGCTTCTCCAATAGCAACATTTCTATTCCCATCTGTACAATGGTCACCAGCAGCATTTCCTACATAAACACATCCTGCACCACTGGTGTGACTCATTCCTGCTTGATATCCGATAGCAATAATTCCGTCTGCGCCTGATGTCATAGCTCCTCTTGCAGCTTCTCTACCGATTATTACCGCATTATCTACATCGGAACTTGCATCGTCACCAGCATAATATCCGATAACTATAGTCCCTTCATTTGAAACACTTCCTGCCATTGCATTTCTTCCAATAGCAATAGCAGAATTAACTGCGTTAGCGGCACCATCACTATTAGATGTCATTGCACCATATCCAATCGCTACATTATTGGCTCCGTCATCTAAATATCGACCAGCCGCCTCTCCAATATAAACATTATTGATTGCAGAAGTTGTTGCCGAATCCGCTTCATACCCTGCAAGAGCACCAATAAAAACATTACTACCATTGGAATCTGAGCTGTAACCAGCTTGATATCCAACTGCAACATTATTAGCAGCAGTAGTAAAAGATATAAGAGCTTGATATCCAAGAGCAGTATTATTTCCACCTGAACTATACGGAGCAGATGTTGCACCTTTTCCTGATTGGTATCCCATAAATGTGTTACTAGAACCAGTTGCGTTCATACCAGCTTCGTATCCAACTGTGGTATTGTAAGTTCCAGATAGATTACGTCTACCTGCATCATAACCAATAAAAGTATTAACACCACCTGTCTGAGAAGTACCCGCATAATGTCCAATTAAAACTGAACCTTGAGAATTATTAGTATTTATAGAACTTCCCGCATAATGTCCAATTATAACCGTACTGGTCATGTCTGTACCAGCAACACCAGCATGTCTTCCTATCAATATATTACTATAACCAGTTGTGAGTGAACCACCTGCATTGTAACCAAGAGCAACATTAGAATCACCTTCAGTTAAAGAAGATAATGTGTAATGACCAAGTGCCGTATTATTTAAAGCACCCATAGAATAATTACCGATACCAACATTGTAGTTAGAAGCCGCATCTGCCCAAACTCCACCACCAGCGGATGAACCAATGAAAATATTATGTTCAGAACCTAATGATGTTGAACCAGCATCGGTATCAAACATCGTATTTTTACCGATAGCGATATTGTTTCCACCAGTTGTATGATTTAATAAAGCGGTATATCCTATCGCTATATTATTAGCTCCTGAAGTAATTGCATAACCTGCTTGATATCCAATAGCAACTGTTCCGTCTGCGGCTGATGTCATATTTGAG